GATGTAAGCAATGTGATCTGATTGAGAAATAATTGTGGAACTATCACCAATAATGCAAAAGGGTTTAGACCTTCCTAAACCAGTTTATGACCAAGCAGTTTTGCCTCCAGACATTACTGAACTTAGTAGCGAACAATTGGCAGAGATGTTTACCATCCTTACTGGATGGGCGGATTACATGTCATCACAGTTAGTTCAGGCTCAACTAGCAGAGAGAGATGCTTTAAGAAAAGCAGAGTTTGCTGAGAGTAAGGCTCTTGTGAGGTTAACCACAGGGTCTCCTAAAGGAACAACGGTCTCGCTTATAAAGGCTCAGATAGACGTTGATCCAGATATAGTCGAGTTGCGAGACAGGTATGAGGAGAAGTATGCTTACCGCAAGATCCTAGAGATGATGGTCAATAATCAAGAACGGGACATCACTTTAGTATCGAGGGAAATAACACGGAGAACAAACGAGTCCCGAATGGGACGGAGGGATACATTCATAACATGAAAAAACTAAATGTAATACTAAGCGGTGTTTTACTACTATCATCGTTTGCTGTTTTACCCATTTCAACAGCACAAGCATCAGAGTGCTCTGCTGAAGATCCATGTGGTACATGGGCTATTGTTAATGATAGTGGAGTAGTAACTAACATAATTGTGTGTCAACCATCTGTGTGTGGGTCAGGAACTTTTGCAGGAAACAAAGTTGTATTACAAGTTCCTGCTAATTCAACAACCCATACTTCACAAGGCGGTTATTACAGTTCAGAACCTGAAAGAGCAGTTACATATAACGACCAAACCAGTAATTTTAGTATGGGTTCGGTTACTCACCCAGCATCAGTAACTAGGAATGAAGTTGTTGACTCTGTCACATTGTCAGCAACAATTAGATCAACTATTTTAACTTTTGGTCCTAATAATTTCATTAATGGAAAGATGGAATTTACTCCAATAGTTGATTCTTCAACAGGAGCAGTAATTTCTGCAGCAAAATTAAACGAAAACTCTATAACTGAAGAAAGTCTTGAATTTGCTACACCTCAAACAGTTGAGCAAATTAGAGCATCTCTTACTGATGAGTTGGTTTTACTTAAAGCATATTTAAACCAACTGGTTGTTTTATTAAAAAATTGGGTTAAAAATTAAAAAAACCTTACTTGTATTGGCGTTACTGTTAGTTTATGTAACGCCAGTACATGCAGAATCTGTAGGTTCTGTAGTAGTTATAGATTCTGGAATTAATACCAGTTTATTTAAAGATAACGTTGTTTATGAAGTTTGCATATTGTCTAAGTCTGAATGCCCTAATGGTAAATCATTTATGGAGGGTTTAGGTGCTTCTAAAATTAATGAGTCTAGTGATAGCGTTTTAAATCATGGCACAAACATTGTTTCAGTTATGACTCAAGTTAATTCTTCAATAAAAGTTATTCCAATAAGGATTGTTGGAATAAATAAACTTGGAAATCCTGAAAACTATACTCTAGATGATATTGACAAGGCTTTAACATGGGTAACAAAAAACCAAAAAAAGTACAATATATCTGTAGTAAACATTTCTCAAGGCAATACTTTTAACACCTGTGATGTTTCTCCAATCTTCAAAAGACAAGTGTCTTTATTAAAAAAAGTCAATGTTCCTGTAATTGCTGCTGCAGGTAATGATGGAAATAGTGAACCTGTTTTTACACCAGCATGTTGGAAAGACACCATATCAATTGGAGCATCAGATTCTTCTGGAAGAATACAGCCCTATAGTAATTTAAATGGAAAAGTTGATTTTTATGTTCAAGATAATTACAATGTTCTGATGTTAAACGGTAATAAACAACCAAGGATCGGAACATCAAATTCAACAGCAGCATTTTCCACATGGTGGTTAATGAACAATAAAGGTTCAATTGAAAAAACATACAAGTATGCTTTATCGGTTTCAACTTTAACGACCAATAGTTCAGTGAAAGGTTTTTATGTCAGAACAAACTAATGAAACAATACTTGATGAAGCACAGAGACTAATTACTGGTGATCGTAATAAGTCTTACGACCATCCTTTAGATAACTTTAATAGAATTGCAAAAGGTTGGGAAGTTATTTTTAACACTGAAGTTACAGAAGAACAAGTAGGTTTAGCAATGGCTTGGGTCAAAATTTGCAGAGAAGTTTATCAATCAAAGCGAGACAACCTAGTTGACGGGGCGGGTTATCTAGGTACTGTTCAAATGGTAATAGATGAAAGAAACCGCCGTGCCAACCAAATCGATTGATGGCGGATTATCAAAAAACTGTAAAGTAACTGTAGGGATTGATCAATCTCTAACTGGGTTTGCTTTTACTGCATTAAAAATTGAAAATCCAAATGAGTATATGACTTGGGTATACAAGTCTCCTTATTTTGGTATTGAAAGATTGGTTGATATTCGACAATGGTTAGTGGACCACTTTAATTATTTAGAAGAACGTGACAATGAAATCCAAGATATCGCAATGGAAGGCACGGTCCTTGCCAGCCATGCAGCCCTCGTCTTAGGGGAACTATCTGCTCTTGTAAGAATAACAATATATGATGAGTTTACTGAGCCCCATGATAATTTAAAATACCCACTTAAAGTCCCACCAATGACTTTAAAAAAGTTTGCAGCAGGTAAAGGAAACGCTAAAAAACAAGAGATGTTATTACAGATCTATAAAAGATGGGGTATTGAGTTTAATGATGACAACGCTGCTGACTCTTACGCCCTAGCAAGGCTGGTTTCTGGCCACAGTATTAATGATGTAGAAAAAGCAATTATTGAACAAATGAAAGACCTTAAATACAGAGACCAACCAAGGATTTAGCCTTACCATTTAGTCTAGGACGGCACACTAACTCGAACCAAAGGACTAACAATTGAATACAGAACCAGAAGTAGTTTCTGCTGACGAACCGTTTTTACGAGTCAGCGCATCATCAAATCCTCAGAGCGTTGCATCAGCAATTGCCCACGCAATTTACGAAAAACATGAAGTTAAGTTACGTGCTGTAGGTGCTGGAGCAGTAAACCAAGCAGTTAAAGCAATAGCCATCTCTCGTGGTTATGTTGCGCCTAGAGGTCTAGATTTAACCTGTAAACCAGGGTTTACTACTATTGAATCCCGTGATGGCGAAATTTCAGCCATTGTGTTTGCCATTTCAGCAAGTTAAAACAGTTCTATCCTTAGACATACCGTAAGGAGTAATTATGGCAACTTGGTCATCAGTAGGTCACGCAATGCGTCGTCGCATGGGCGCACCTTCATCCCATCTAGAGTCAGCAGGTAAAAAAATGAGCAAAGATTTATCACCAGAACAAATTGTTGCATCTGGAGCCCGTGCTTACATGGGTAGCGATGCTAACAAGTTTAATAACGTAAGCGGAACACCTTCAGTAGGCAAGTTAATGCCAAAGAAGAATGTACAAGCATCAGATCCAACAATCAATGACAAGGCTAATCGCAAGAACATTGAACGTGCTGGTGCACAATACCGCATCACTGCAAAAATGCCTGCTCCTGTAAACAGCGAAGCAGCAGCAACAATGATGAACGCAAGAATTGTTCCATCTGTTGCAGGACGTCAAGCACCTAACTTTGACGCTGGAATGGAAGGCAACTACTAAAATGCCATTGTCGAACTCTCAGTTCGGCGGTAGCGATAGTTACTCTTCTATGGCTATGACGCCTAATGTAGATGCTCCTTTATCATTAAGTAAATCTACACTTGGTTCTGCTGCACAAGCGACTGCATGGAAGACTAAAAGTTTAGGCGGAGGTAATCCTTTGTCGTTATCAAATAAGACAATGGGTACTACTTTTAATTGGGATGACTCTTCTTCAGCACCATCAGTTCCTCAATCTGATAAAGGTGCTGGAAGAAATGCTTAGTAACGAACAATTTGCAGAATTAGCAAACAAAGGCGGAGCCAGTCGTAGTTTTAAAACTGGTGAAGAACCAAAAGGTCCTGGAGTTATGGTTTCAATTCCTGGTGCTGAAAAAATTACTAACGTTCCATACACTGCTGAAGAAGCAAAGGGTTTTAAAGAACAATACGCTGCAAAAGCCAAGGGTGATGTTTACCAAGGTGCATGGAAATCTGGAGATAAAATATTTTCAGATATAAGTGAAAAACACACAACTCTTCCAGCAGCACGTAAGGCTGGCGTTGAAAATAAACAAATTGCTGGTTATGACTTAGGCGGAACGGATGCACGACGCATGGGGGGCGGTAACATTTATTTTGGTCGCAAAGTTCCTGGTGCTGAATCTAATCCAGAGTTTCAAGCAAGTGCACATAAAACTGCAGAATACGAACGTATGGAACCAAAACCAAAATCAATGGAATTTGCAGAACAATCCCACATTAGTCGTGGTGCAACTTATAAAGGCAAAAAGATTTCAGTAAATGAAGTGTATTCAACAATTGCAAAGAACCGTCGAAATAGAGGTGTCTAATGGCTGGCGGTTACAATAACTTTTCACCTCAACAAAACTGGCAATCACTTGGTGGTGGCGGTTTAAATGGTTATAACAATCAGGGTGGTGCAGGAACTCCTGTAGCCCGTGACACAATGGATTCACTCCGTATTGGTACGGGCCGTGTTCCATCAGCAGAGTATCCAGATGGTTATTTAGGAACAATTCGTTCACGTCGTGATGATCGCTTATTAGATTCAATTAAATCTCGTGTTAATCAAAAGGCGTATCAACGTGGTGTTCACAAAGGTGAACGCATTGAGCCATCAATGTATTACTGGCCAGAGGGTGTTAACCCAATGATGGGTATTGCTCGTCAAATGAAAGCAGCACCAGTAAATAACAATGGCGCAGTTACTTACATGATTCCTCGCAATGC